TACCCAGGAGCACGCCACATGCGCGACCCACACGAGCGGCCTGCTGGCCCGACCCAACCCTTCTCCGAGGAGCTGCACGCCGGCAAGTACCGCCAGGACGGCGAGTCCTTCCGCGAGGCCATGAACCGCGTGGCGTCCGGCCTGAAGGACGACGACCGCCACTTCCACGAGCTGCGCGAGGTCCTGCTGGACATGCGCTTCATGCCGGCCGGGCGCGTCCAGTCCGCCATCGGCTCCGGGCGAGGCACCACCCCCTATAACTGCTACGTCTCCGGCACCATCGAGGACTCCTACGTGGACGGCGAGGGCAGCATCATGCGGCGTGCCGTCGAGGCGGCGGCCACCATGCGGATGGGCGGCGGCATCGGATACGACTTTTCCACGCTGCGCCCCAAGGGCGACCTGATCGTCAAGCTCCAGTCCCGCAGCTCCGGGCCCATCTCCTTCATGGAGATATACGACGCGGTCTGCCGCGCCACTAGCAGCTCCGGCCACCGCCGCGGCGCGCAGATGGGCGTCCTGCGCATCGACCACCCCGACATCTTCGACTTTGTGCACGCCAAGCAGCGCAAGGGCTACCTCGAGGGCTTCAATATCTCCATTGGCGTCACGGACGAGTTCATGCAGGCCAAGGCCGCCGGCAAGCCGTTCAAGCTGCGCTTCGGCGGGCGCACCTACCGCGAGGTGGACCCAAACGAGCTGTGGGGGACGGTTATGCGCTCCACGTGGGACTGGGCCGAGCCGGGCGTCCTGTTCGTGGACACCATCAACCGCATGAACAACCTCTGGTACTGCGAGACCATCGCAGCGACCAACCCGTGCGGCGAGCAGCCGCTGCCGCCGTTCGGCGCCTGCCTCCTGGGCTCCTTCAACCTGGTCCGCTATGTCCGCCGCGACATGCTCGGCTTCTCCTTTGACTGGGAGCGCCTGGCCCTGGACGTGTCGCCCGTCGTGCGCGCCATGGATAACGTCGTCGACCGCGCCCGCTACCCACTGCCACAGCAGGAGCACGAGGCTAAGTCCAAGCGCCGGATGGGCCTCGGCATCACCGGCCTGGCGAACGCCGGCGAGGCGCTCGGCATGCCCTACGGCTCCGAGGGCTTCCTCGAGTTCGAGCGCCGCGTCCTTACCGTCATCCGCGACGAGTCCTACCGCGCCTCCGCCCTGCTGGCCCACGAGAAGGGCTCCTTCCCCGCGCTAGACGTCGAGCAGTACCTCAAGGGCGGCTTCGTGCGCACCCTGCCGGAGGACGTGCGCGACATGATCCGCGAGCTGGGCATCCGCAACTCCCACCTGACCAGCGTGGCGCCGACCGGCACCATCAGCCTGTGCGCCGACAACGTGAGCTCCGGCCTGGAGCCGGTCTTCAGCTACGGTATGGAGCGCACCGTCGTCGAGTTCGACGGGCCCCGCAAGGAGCTCATCGAGGACTACGGCGTGCGGGCCTTCGGCGTGCGCGGCCGCCGCGCCGCCGAGGTAACGGTCGACGAGCACGTCAGGGGGCTGGCCGTGGCCGCCAACCTGGTGGACTCCGCTGTGTCCAAGACCTGCAACGTCGACGGGCGTCTGTCGTGGGACGAGTTCAAGGGCATCTACGACAAGGCGTGGGAGCTCGGCTGCAAGGGCATCACGACCTACAACGCCGACGGCAAGCGTGGCGGGATCATCGTGGCGAAGGACGACGACGCCAAGGGCACGCCGCCCGAGGCCGCGTCCTGCCAGATCGACCCGGCCTCGGGCCGCCGCAGCTGCGAGTGACGCCCAGCTAGGAACGATGGCTCCCTGACAAGAGGGGCGACGGTATCATGGGAACCGTCGCCCCTCAATACTTTATAGGAGAACAGAATGAGCAAGCAATTCAGGCCGATGCTGTCGGCCACCGTGGAGGCAGTTGACTGCCTCCGCTTCCCGCTACTGGCCAGCGTTAAGCTGGACGGCATCCGGGCCCTCGTGCTCGGTGGCGTTGTGGTGTCCCGCAACCTCAAGCCGATCCCGAACCGCCACGTGCAGGCCCTGTTCGGTCGGCCCATGTTCGAGGGCCTTGATGGGGAGCTGATGGTCGGCGACCCCGGCGACGGGGGCGTCTTCCGTCGCACCTCGTCCGGCGTCATGAGCGCTGACGGGGAGCCAGACGTGCACTTCCACGTGTTCGACTGCATGAGCGACCCGGGTCTTCCGTTCCACCGGCGTCTGGGCTTGGCGCGAGACCTAGCTGAGGGCTTCGACCGCGTCGAGCCGGTGGCCCACAGGGTCGTCGCGTCGCCCGCAGAGCTGGATGAGTTTGAGGCGGCGGCCCTGTCAGCTGGCTATGAGGGCGTCATGCTGCGCTCGGCCGACTCGCCCTACAAGTTCGGGCGCGGCACGCTGTTGAAGCAGGACCTCATGAAGCTCAAGCGCTTCGAGGACGCGGAGGCCCGCGTCGTCGGCTTCCAGGAGCTGATGCACAACTCCAACGAGGCCACAACCGGGCTGCTGGGGCAGACGGAGCGCGGGCACTCCAAGGAGGGCATGGTCGGCATGGGCACGCTAGGCGCCCTGCAGGCCCGGGGCGAGGGAGGCAAGTACGGCGGCGTGGCCTTCAACATCGGCTCAGGCTTCGACGCCGCGACGCGCGCCTCCATCTGGGCCAGCCGCGATGCGTGGCTCGGCCGCCTCGTGAAGTTCAAGTTCTTCCCGCTCGGCTCGAAGGACGCGCCACGCTTCCCCATCTTCCTGGGCGAGCGTCACCCGGACGACGCGGGGGTGGCAAAATGAATGAAGAGCAAATGTGGAAGGCGGCGCACCGCATGTCGGAGGCTGCCGACAAAGCCTCGCAAGCGGCCGATCGCATGGAGGAGGCGGCGCGTCGTCTGGCGTGCATGCTTGAGGACGGGTATGGTGGCAACGCCCTGCGCCTAATAGAGCTCCTGAAGGCAGCGCCCACTCGCGACCTTGTGCTGGCGGAAGTCAAGTCGCGTATTGACGAAAAGGTACGCCTTGGAGAGGCCTCAGTGTGCGAGGCGTCGGCAGGGCTTAATGTGATTCAAGAGATGATGGAGATGCCAAAATGAGGGCCCTACTTCTCCTACTGGCAGCTGCCACGCTGGCTGGGTGCGCTGCCCCGCAGGTCGAGCGCCGCGCCTCGCCGATGTCTGGCTCCACCGTGTCGTCCGTGCGCGGCCACGGTGCGGCGTGCTTGGCCATCACGTGCGTGGGCCTTGGTGGGCAGGTCGACTCCTCCCGCCCGGGCGAGGTGCTGCTGACCGTCCACGTGTTTAACGAGTACCGCGCCGTCACCGGCGCCTCGGTGCGGGTCGGCGGCGAGGTCGTCAGGCTGGTACCAGCCCAGGCCTCCACATCGTTCAGTGGCCACGGCGCGCCCATGCGCGAGTCCAGCCGTGCGTTCCTGGCCACCCGCGACCTGGCGGAGCGCCTGGCGTCGTCTGGCGACTCGGCCCTGCGTGTTGAGACGCCTGGAGGGTATCTCGAGGAGGCGCTGGCCGACAGCGGCGGCCCAAGCAAGGCAGTGGCAGCATTGAGGGCGCTGCTCGACGGGAGCAGGCCATGAGGGCCCTGCGCAGGCTGCTAGCATGACTGTGGCGGGCGCAGAAGCCGGGACCGGACGGCTGCTGCAATGGTGACTGCTGCCAGGGCAGGCGCTGCCCGGGGAGGGCCCGGTAGGCTGCTGGTGCCTTCTTCGACCGTGGTGGCGTAATATCGCGAGCATCTACATCCAGTGCACAAGCGATAGGAGCCCACTATGGTCAACGGACCCAAGAAGAAGGCGACGGTGGCCACGCCGTCGGCATCATATCAGCGGATGGTGCCACGGTGGCGCATGATCGATGTACTGCTCGGCGGCACCGAGGCCATGCGCGCCGCGGGCCACGAGTTCCTCCCGCAGTACGAGAACGAGTCCAACAAGAACTACGACGCCCGCCTGGCGCGGGCCACCCTGCTCAACATGACGGAGCAGACGCTCGACACCCTGGCGGGCAAGCCCTTCAAGGACCAGGTCGTGTTCGGCGAGGACGTGCCACCAGCCATCGAGGAGATGATGGAGGACGTCGACATGCAGGGCCACAACCTGCACGCCTTCTGCCGCTCCTGGTTCCGCGACGGCTGGGCCAAGGGCCTCTCCCACGTGCTCGTAGAGCACCCCACGCCAGAGGAGCGGGTCGACCCCGACACCGGCGAGGCCGTGGCGCGCACCCTGGCCGACGACCGCGCCGACGGCATGCGCCCATTCTGGGTCCACGTCAAGCCCGAGTGCCTGCTCGCCGCCTACTCCATGGTGGTCAACGGCCGCGAGGTGTTGGCCCACGTCCGCATCCTCGAGCGCACGGTCGAGCGCGTCGACTGGGAGGAGGTCGAGCGCGTCCGCGTCCGGGTCCTCGAGCCGGGGTACTGGCGGCTGTACGCCCCCGACGAGAAGGGAGAGGAGTGGCACGTGGAGGATGAGGGCCCGACGGCCCTGGGGTACATCCCGCTCGTCACCTTCTACGCAGGCAAGCGCGACGGCCTGATGGAGTGCAAGCCGCCGCTGACCGACCTGGCCCACCTCAACGTTGCGCACTGGCAGTCTGCCAGCGACCAGCGCAACGTGCTGACCGTGTCGCGCTTCCCCATCCTGGCGGCGGCCGGTGTGCCGGCGGACCAGAAGGTCAACATCGGCCCCAACAACTTCCTCACGACCGAGGACGCCCAGGGCAAGTGGTACTACGTCGAGCACACCGGCGCAGCCATCAAGGCTGGCGCCGAGGACCTCAACTCCCTCGAGGACCAGATGTCAACCTACGGCGCGGAGTTCCTGCGGAAGCGCCCGGGAGACCAGACGGCCACGGGGCGCGCCCTGGACTCCGCAGAGTCGTCCTCCTACCTGGCATCGACGGTCCGCGACTTCCAGGACTGCGTTGAGCTCGCCCTGCAGTACACCGCAGACTGGCTGGGCGCTGACGAAGGCGGGTCGGTGTCCATCAGCTCGGACGTCGACATCAGCGAGGCCGACGCGGCCGAGCTCGACGCCCTGCTCAAGATGCGTGCCCAGCGTGACCTGTCCCGTCAGTCGCTAATCTCCGAGATGCAGCGCCGCGGCGTGCTCGCCGACGACTTCGACGCGGAGGCCGACGCCGAGCTCCTGCAGGAGGAGGGCCAGAACACCATGCCGGACATGTTCGGCGGCGGCAATGGCACACAGAGCCCGCCGGCAGACCCACAGGACCCTGAGGACCCGCAGGACCCACCGGTCGACCCACAGGACCCACAGGACCCACAGGACCCACAGTCCGGAGCTGACTGATGGCCAAGACAGCAAATGAGGAGGTGTTGGATGCCACTGTGAGGCACCAAATAAAGCTGCTGCGCTTCTCCGACGGGCAAGCCAAGGCGGCCTCGGCGCTGCTGGCCGAGAGCGACAAGGAGCTGGAGGCCCTGCTCCGCGGCGGGCTGACTGAGACCTCCGAGGCGCGCGTGCGCGCCCTACTGTCGGAGGTGCGCCGGCTGCGCTCGGCCATGGCGGAGCAGCTTGGAGAGGAGATGAAGCCGCAGCTGGAGGGCCTAGCCAGTACGGAGGCGGAGTGGGAGGGGGCGATGCTGTCCAGCGCCATCCCTGTGTCGTTGTCGCTCAACTCCGTGCCCGTGTCCCTGCTGAAGGCCGCGACCGGGTCCCCAATCAATGGCGTGCCGCTAACCGGCTGGCTAGGCAAGATGGCGGTGAACGACGTCTCCCGCATAGAGCAGCAGGTGCGCCTCGGCGTGCTGGCCGGCGAGACCGTGGACCAGATGGTGCAGCGCATCCGCGGTACCAAGGCGAACGGGTACAAGGACGGCGTGCTCGAGACCACGCGGCGCGAGGCCGAGATGATAGCCCGCACCGCCGTCAACCACGTCTCCACGGCCGCGCGCCAGGAGACCTGGAACGCCAACTCCGACATCATAAAGGGCGTGCGGTGGGTCGCGACGCTGGACGGCCGCACGTCGCCCGTCTGCCAGTCGCGCGACGGCCAGGTCTACCCCATCGATAAGGGTCCCAGGCCGCCAGCGCACCCGAACTGCCGCTCCACAGTGGCCCCCGTGCTGGACGGCGAGCAGATCGTCGGGGACCGACCGACCGTCACCGACAAGCGCACCCGCGCGCAGCGCGAGGTCGACTTCCGCGCCGAGGCGAGGGACGCCGCCGGCGACAAGTGGAAGGGCATGTCCGAGCCGGAGCGCCGTGCTGCGATCAAGGCCCGCCGCGACAAGTGGGCCGACGAGAACATCGGGCAGGCCCCGACCTCCACCAACTACCAGGCCTGGCTGAAGGGCCAGTCCAAGGAGTTCCAGGACGACGTCCTGGGGCGCGGCAAGGCGGACCTGTTCCGCAAGGGCGTGCCTCTGGACAAGTTCGTCGACGAGCAGGGCAAGCCGTACTCGCTGCAGCAGCTGAGGGCCGAGTTGGAGGGCGACAAGCTGTACGTCACGCAGCCCGGCGTCGGCCTGAAGGCGAAGGCGCTCCTGCAGCAGGGCCTGTCGCCCCAGCAGGTGCTGGACCAGATCAAGGCGGAGTACCCGGACGCGAGCACGTCGCTCGCGTCGGTGGCGTCGTACAAGTCCGAGCTCAACAAGGCCGGGACCCTCTCGCTGCCCGACGCCGGCAAGGTGCCGACCGGTGCCCTCAAGCAGGCCAAGGCCGTGGCCGACGTCGTGGCCGACCTCGACTCGTCCCTGCCGACAAACGTCAAGCACGCGGTCGGCGGGCAGTGGTCCACGGTGGTGGACGAGCTGCAGGGTTCGCCCGGCGCCTACGGATACTACCAGGCGGGCAAGGGCGTCTTGCTCAGCGGCAAGAAGCTGTCCGTGCTGCCGGCCGCGCAGGCGAAGCAGGTGGCGGCGCACGAGCTCGGCCACCTGCTGCACAAGCAGCACGAACTGCAGCTGCCGGACGACGTTCTGGCGGCCGTGAAGGCCGCGGCAAAGGGCCTGCCGCCGGATGCGCGCAAGCTCTACTCGTACTACCTGAGCAGCCCGGACGGGCTCGTCGCCGAGCTGTACGCCCAGGCCCTGAGCCCGTCGCCCATGACATCCCAGGGCCTCAGCGCCCTCGACTTCAACAAGGCATTCGGCCCGGCGGTGCAGGCATCCAAGAAGGCACTGGCGGACAAGTTCCCAGCGCCGCCTGTCGGCGCGCCCACGCCACTGCAGGGCGGCCCGTCGTTGCCATTCGAGGTGGCGGGCAAGCACACCACGGTCGGCTCGCTGGCCAAGGCGCTGCTGCAGCAGGGCATGCCGGACGAGCAGGTGCTCAAGTCCGTGCTGGCGGAGTTCCCGGGGGCCAAGACCAAGCTGGCCTCGGTTCAGAGCTACAAGTCCCAGCTCAAGAAGGAGGGCCTGCTGCCCAACAAGGCCGCG